TAGAGGAAGAGGAATCATCAGATGAAGCACCAGATGACGAAGCACTAGATGAAGAAGCACTAGTGCTAGACGAAGTTGCCGAGGTTGCCGAGGTTGCTGAGGTTCCTACCGAACTAGTGAAAGATTGTGGTGTGGAACCAACTGTTCCACCTACTGAAGTTTCATAAGATGTTTCTTGTGTTACTGTAACATTTACGGAATCTGTAAATCTGTCAATGATTAGTATTTGATTTCTTTCACCACGAATATTTTTGTTTCTGGGTTCTGCTTTAATTGAAATATAGGTTTCTAATGCAGCAGCGGTGGGTTGGAAATCATTCAAAACCAATACACCAGTATTGTAATCAAGAGTTCCTTGATTTTCTACCACTACTTTTACATTACCATCTGCATCGTTGTAACAGGTGGAAACCTTTCCATTGCCATCATCTTTTAGATAAGCCGCTGTTCGAGTGGTGCCCCCGGCATCAACAACACTAAAGTTACTGCTAGACAATATCGGAGAGTGTCCCATATGGGGATTGAAAAGACTATTTCCAAATCTCAAAGTATATGGATTTCTAGAACCCAAAATTGGAACTAATCTTTTTTCTAGTAATATCGTAGTTTCAGATTTTGTTATAGCTTCATTTACGTCTTCAATTGTTTCAAGTAAGGTTTTATATCTAAGATTTCTTTCGAATTTTTCTAATTGAGTGTCACCATAGTTTAAAACTTTTTCCACAATCGTATTAGCAATAGTATTTGCACCCGCTGATGTTTGGTCTGGGTCAAATTTTACGTCAGATGTGATGTTTAGATAAACAAAGTCTGGGTCAACTAACTCTGGAAGAATCCCAGCCATTGATTGATTTCGTTTTAATTCATTTTGAATTGATAGTTTTTGTCCAGTAGATAACAGGGTTCCAGACAGTGGTTTCACTGAGATAAATACCTTCCCGTATACTGGTGGGTCATTATCTTCACCACCCCAAATATAAACCGATTCAATATCTGCGAACTGTGATGTCATGATTGTCTTGTAGTCTTCAATTGTAACTGCTCGATTTTGTGATTGATAAAATCTAGGAGCCATGTATTTGATTGAGTCGATACTTTCAGGAGCATCCCCACCGATAGCAGCAACAGTGACCGCAACATCATATGTGGGTGCATTAACATAGGTAAATGTTCTAGCGGTAGTTTTATCAGCGTTACCGATTCCGTTTGCAACAGAACCATTCGTGGAAATGTATGAAATGGTAATTAGATTTCCGTCACTAAGTCCCTCTCCTACAATTCCATCTCCAAAGAAAACTTCAAACTGTCCATTTTCAACTTCTTGTAAAAAATAAACCTTTGAAGTTGAGGTTAGAGCGTTAAAGTCTGATGACAATAGCCAAGGTTTATTTGCTCCTGATTGGTCGGTAATTGAAGTTTGAACTCGAACATCAAGAGTTGTGGTGTCTACAGTGTTACTTGGAATAATAAACTTTTGGTCTAAGTCTTGGTCATTTTTGATAAAGGAACTACTGGTTCTCAGTCCTTCCTTTATGATAACTCCTTTAGCAACAAAGTTACCATCACCCGCATCAATGTATTTGACATTATTGGTCGATGTAAAATAATATGTGATATTATCTTTGGTCGAAGTAAATACAGCACCCTCTTCTAGTGTGCCAGGATTTGTAGCTACACCAGATGTTTTAACATCCACAGTAGCGGTTGCTGCTCGTGTTGAACGAGGAGTATATCCTAAGTGTTTTGCGAGTGAAACAACAGAGTCTCTCAGAACGGCACTATCCAAGAACATTTCATTTGAAACCATATTTGCATAGAACGACTGATAGTGGGTGTTATATGCTAAAACGTCTAATAACATATTAAGACCTGCACCCTCAAAGTCATAATCTTTGAACTCTGACTGTCCTTGTAGATAAGTCTTCAAGTTATTTTTGATTTGATCGAAATCTAATTCAGTTATTCGTGTGGACTTTGCCATTTTATCTTAACCTTTCGAGACTAAATGAAAGTTCTTCCACGTTGTCTTGGTTTATTACTTTGAAAACTATAGTTACATCAAAAGCATTATTATCTATATTGTTTGAAACGAATACATCCAATAGTTGTGCTCTTGGTTCAAAGTTTTCTACTACTTCTGTTATTGCATTTTTCATTCGGATAGCAGTTAGAGGCGTTGCTAATTCGAACAACAGATTTCGAACATCCGAACTAATTTCAGGATGAAAAGGTTTCTCATATACGTTGGTTAATACAAGATTTCGAACAGACCGTTTTACTGCTTCATCATTTGTCTTGATGCTGATGTCTTTTGTAACAGGGTGCGGTACAAAATCCAAATCTAAATCTCTGTATCTGTCAGCCATTTTTCTTGTTCCTGTTTTCCTGAACTAGATGAACCTCTACCAACTTTCTACTTTCCATAATTAAATCTTCTAACAAACTTTCATCGACATCATCAGTCTTATTCCAACTACACCACTGACACATTAAGTAACCCATAATTTGTCCATGTTTTCTTAATGGAAGAAAACTAAAAGAAACAACATTGCTAGTTTGCAAAAGTTGTTTACACCAAGAATCTTCCAGTGAATCTGTAACATATAATTTTGGGTCATCTTTCTTTAACAAGTTTAATCCATCAATACACATTGAAAGTAAAAGGTCTTTCTTGATGTGCATTTCTGATGAAACACCATTTGCAAGAGACTCATGTGTTAAAGACATTTTCTTCATCGAAATGCCATCTAGGAAATGTCCCGTGTTGTGAAACTGAACTAACTGTACTCTAGCGCAATCTGTTTTTACTCGCAACTCGCTAAGTGTTTCATGTATTCTTGTATGACAACTCCAGAAAGAAGCGTTGGGAATTTTTGGGTCTTCTTTTTTACTCCAAAACTTTTTATAAACTGCCGAGAATACAAAGGCCATACCAACACCAAGTGCTGCTAAAACCATCCCTGCTTCAACCCACGAACCAAAGATATCCATAAACCAAACATTATTATCAATCTCGGTGTGATTTTTTGTCCACCAAAGAGTTGAGTCTTCAACAAATTCTACTGTTTCATCCCCCGGCATAGACATTCCCACTTCCTCTTGCACCAGCAGAACCACAAGAAACTGGGTCACCGATTCTACCTGCTTGTTTTCCGTTTACATAAACTGAACTTGACCCTTTAGATAAAGTTCCCGCATGACAAGAAGGGCCACAACAGTGTGATGACCACCCGTCACCCTTTCGGTGCCAACCTAGTCCATTTACAAAGACATTTGTTGACCAAGAGGTATTGACTCTTGGCGGAAAACATCCGTGTCCTGAACACTTATCTCCTTGTCTCATTGCTGCGGGCATAATCTCTCCAAATATATTCTTATGTATGCCTAAGAGGCAGGAAAATATCCTCTAGATTTCATTTCTGTGAGGTACTCTTCGTTTGTAGATTTTACCCCATCAATAAAAAATTGATTGTCAATTTCTCTTATAAATTCATCTCTATCAGATGACCAATTGTTTCTAACTAAGATACTGTGCTCTTGTGTAACAGTTCCACCACCTATACCACTATGGGTAGCATCGATTGAAAATGTAAATGTTTTTGAACCTGTTTTTGCTGAACCAAAAGTTGCATAGTTTTCCTCATCATATTTAAATCCCTCTGGTTTATTATTAAATTCATCAACAAAACCATCCATCTCCAAAACTATACCCGATATTATACCACTAGCAGTTCCTAAACTAAGTCCTAAAGGTAGTGTGCTTCCAGCAGACACAGAGTATTCTTGTGCCCCCGCAGGTACACCACCAATATCAAATGTTGCAATACACAAGTGATTCACAAAAGTTAGTAACTCTGTTGCGGGTTCAATTATTGCCGAGGATGTAAAGGTTCCTGACATTAAATTTCTCCGCCATCTATTGTGCTATCATCAACATCAATCAATGTATCCCAGAATGTTGTTTGTGTTCTGGGGTCTTTACTGAAGTTAACGGCAGTCGATAACTTCAAACCACTTGAGGGTTTTGCAATATAAACTCTACCATCTCTTTTTACCACAGCATTTTCTGCGAAAGATACACCAGAAGCCCAGTTACCAGCAAAAGATAGTCCAGAACCAGTTTCACCTTTACTGCCTGTCGCCCCATCTGCACCAGTTAAACCTTTTACATTTCCAACCGTAACAGAGGAACCGTCTGTAAATGTGAGTCTTAAATTATCATCCACCAACGATGCAGTTGCAACACCAACACCCAAGTTTTTATTTTTTTCTGCATCCTCTAGGGTCTGGATGTAAGTCAATAAACTTGATTTGTTGTCTCTTAATTTTTGTAAGTTAGTTTCATCAGAAAGAGCAGACTCCGGCCCAGTGACCTTAAGGTCATTGAGCACACGGGTGATAGAAACACCAAGTTCTCTGAATTCATTGTATACTGTTTCGCTCATATGGTAATCTCGATTGTTGCATCACCGGCAGCTGCACCACCTCCGCCTGGGTTCAAATCAATTCTTGGTGCTTCGAGAGTCATGTTCCCTCCAGAATTGATTACAGTGGTTCCACCAACTTGATGTTCATAGTTTCCGTCTGTTTTCATCGTAAGATTTTTGTGAGTGTGAATTGTTGCATTTCCCTTTGTCACAATATTTGAATTTTGGTCTACTTGAATATCTGCGTTTCCACGGACTAACAAAGTAAATCTACTATCATTTCCACCCTCGGACATACTACCAACCAGTATGTCTGTGTCACCAGTAATGTGTATTTGTTCGTTGCCGATTGTAAATAACTGATGGTCTTTTCGAATCTTATCCACTCTTGAACCATCTGGATGAAACT